GGCTGATGTTCGGCCAAGCCTCACCTGCCGCTGGCAGTGGAATTACAGCGTTGAATTTGATTGGAAGTGCGGCTTGCACTTGTGAGTATGTCATTGGGGGATAAGATGAAATTGAAGAGAGGCGATGTAATCCGAATAAATTGGGTGGATGCTGGTGGAACTGGGGGTTGGAAAGTTGTGAACGAATTTAAACCCCCTAAGATTTCCTCTGTTGGTCAATATATTAAGACCGACAAAAGTGGAGTATACTTTGCAGAGGGAATTGATAAAAATGACGAAGAACAGGTTTTAAAACTTAGTTTCATTCCACATGGTTGTATTCAAAGACTTCGCAGACTTGTGAAATATGGCGACGAGTGAGAAGCGTCAGCAAGCTGTTGCTAAGATTGAGCAGCTTCCAGCAAGCGAGCAATTGGCAGTTTTGGATGCGTTGATTGAGAAGCGCCGCCAAAAGTGCTATGTGCGCTATTTCGAGCCTTGGTCTGAGCAACAAGAGGCTCTAAAACACTTCACTGGCGATAAAAAGATTTTTGGTTTATTGGGAGGGAATAGAAGTGGCAAAACAATCCTCGGCTCATTCATCGCAGTCGCGTGGGCGCTTGGCAAGGAGTACTTTCGAGATGAACCAGCATGGGAATGGGTCAAAGACCTTCCCATCCCGCCACCCCCTAATAACGTTTGGGTTGTGGGTCTTGGCTTTGACATTCTTCGTGATGTCATCTGGTACGAAAAACTCCGTCATGGTAAGGCTCATCCCCCTTTCATTCCTGACGATGGCTCTGTACGGAAGTATTCTGATGGAGATTTTCAGGTCTTCTTCAACAATGGAAGCCTCATCACAGGGAAATCAGCCGACGCCGGACGAGAAAAGTTCCAATCCGCCTCAATTGACTTAGTTTGGATTGATGAAGAGTGTGAGAAAGATATTTTCAATGAATGCTTCCAGCGTACCGCAGACTGTGCTGGAAAAATTCTTCTCACTCTAACCCCCCTTACGGACATCAACAGCGGTGTTCGGGAGCCTTGGGTCTTTGATTTGTATGAGGAATCGAAGGGCGGCGGTAGTGATAGCGTATTTTGCCACCTCTCCACATTGAATAGTCCCTTTATTTCCGCTGAAGAGAAAGACCGAATCATTGCTAAATGGAAGGGCGACCCTGAAGAGGAAGCGCGACTGTATGGAAAGTTTGTTCGACGCTCGGGATTGGTTTATCCCCAATTTGACCGGAATTTATTCCTCCGCCCGCTTTCTGACATTCCTAAGCATTGGGTTCGGGTTGTTTCTATTGACCCTGCTGCTACTGGTATTACTGCCGCACTCTGGTTAGCGGTTGACCCTGATGGTAACTACTACGCGCATCGAGAGTATTACGAAAGGGACCGCACCGTTTCAGAGCACGCGAAAAGTATTAAGATACTTTGTGGCGGAGACCCCGTTGATTACTGGTTCCTCGACCCCTATTGGGGACGCCAGCGAAACGCCGAAACCCACAAAACCGGAGACCAACTCTATCGAGAAAACGGAATCCCCGTTCGTCTCCCGCAGTTCCACCCCGATTACCCGGTCTCCATCTCTCGGGAATATTTTAATGCCACTGTCCAATCCAACTCTCGCTTCCCCAAGTTCTATATCACTGACGGACTTCCTAACTTAGAAGATGAGCTTCGGCACTACACATGGGCAAATTTTACTAAGGGTGACTTGAAGGGTTTATCGAAAGAGAAACCTACTAAAAGAAATGACCATCTCATCAATGCCATGCAATATGCAATGACAATGAGACTCAAGGCCCACAAGAAACCTCAAGACTTTTTCTCTCAAGGAGAGGAAAGAACCCCTCAACAGAGGGCAAAATTAGTTTCATACACCTGAGGAGGTGTTCAATGGTTGTTTTTGTTAGTTTAGTAGTCCTATTTGTTTGCGGTGTTGGTATTGGCTACGGTGTGCGTGGTTTCATTAATCGCACCGGCAAAGCCGAGGAAGCCAAGGTTCTTGCTGAAGTTGCTAAGGTTGAAGCGGACGTGAAAGCGGAAGTGAATAAGCTGTAATCAATAAACACTGAGCAGAGGCTCCCAGAAGGGAACAGTGTGAGGGCGGTGGTGCTCTGCCAAGGGCCGCCTGACAGAGACATCACGTGAAATTCTTGAAAAACATCATTTTTTCCTTTGTAATCGCACTTTTTCTGTCTCCATTAGTTGCCTGCTCAACCCAAACTATCGAGACCAAAGTTGCCAATGCGACGTTTGCTTTCTATCTAGAATCTCCTCATTCCGAGAGGGACTTCCTTTGCAGCGCGACAGCGTTTCAAAAGACCCTTGATGGCTATTTCCTTCTCACCGCTGGGCACTGCGTAGCAGAAGGCGGACCCGGAGCGGTCTTCACCGTTTCCGAAGACATTTTCAAAGTGGATACGCCGAATCCACCTGTCTATCCGATAACAGTTATCTCTTATCGGCATGAAGATACTCTCGATTACGCCATTCTTTATCTCAGAACTACCCATCAGTATCCCGTTATCCCGCTCTCGAAAGCAGGTATCCCTCCAGTTGGCACTGATGTGATTAACATCAATTTTACCGACGGGATTGGCAAGATTACCTCGGAAGGCCGAATCTCCACAAAACTGTTGACCACGGGTGGGGCAAGTGGTGATTGCCGCTTTTGCAAGTTTACCTTTATGGTTCAACTCTTCGCCGGACACGGCGCAAGCGGTTCATCGGTTGTTGACAAGAAAACAGGAAAGATAGTCGGCATTGCGGTTGGGGGCACTACAGAGACGTTGGGTGCTTTCGTTGAGCCTGTTTCGGCTGTTGAGGGGCCAAAATGAACTTTCCAAGTAAAGCTTTCCTTATCGCAACTATCGGAGTGTTGACCCTTGGGGTGGTGGCTTTTGCCTTCCTCGTCTATTATGAGGCCCATACCATCGCGGTTCAGCGGAAGTTGATGCTTGAAATGTTTCAATACATAGTTCGAGGATGTCCAATAACACAATAACCCACCAAATGGGGTCTTATGGCTTTAACAAGAGCAGAAATTAATAAGCGGTTCCGAGAACGACATCCTGAAAAGTACACGGCTGAATATAGAAGGATGCGTCGTAAAAAGAGTGACAAGACCTATTATGGAACTCCTGCTTATAAAGAAGCCTATAAGAAATATAGGATTTCCGATAAAGCCAAGTTGAGGTCACAAAATCATCATCTTCAAGCAATTTACGGCATAACTATTGAAGACAAATGTAGAATGTGGGAAGAACAAAAAGGATTATGTGGGCTATGCAATCGTGCGCTTCCTGAAGAAATAAATAAGTGTCATCTTGACCACAATCATAGTACAGGACAAATAAGACAACTTCTTCATCACAGATGCAATATGGTTCTTGGCTTATTTGAAAAGGACCCAGACTTTGTCGGGAAAGTTTTAGATTATTTGGAAAAATATGATGGAACCTAACTCACAAATAGTTTCGTATTTTGTTCGCCACGGAAGCACTGCTCTCAATCAAAATGACAGTTTTAGGGGTCCATTAAATGTCCCTCTCGACGCTGAAGGAATTCAACAGGGTAAGGACCTAAATGCCTTCTTCAAGCCTATCGCTCTTGGCGCTGCTTACAGTAGTGATATGGACCGAACTCTGCACACGGCTGACCTCGCGCTTGCGGGAAAGGGAATGAGTGTCTCGCCTACGGCGGATTTGCGGGCTTTGAATGTGGGGAATTTTGCTGGACAACCAAAAGCGCCCAATCAGTTTCAAATGCAGTATTACCAGGATAATCCCAATGAGACCATTCCTGGTGGGGAAAGCCTCCATGCTTTCCGTAAGCGGGTTCAACCAAGAATAAAGACTGCGATTCTCGCGGGAATTCAAACTGGGGTGCCTTCAGTCTCGTTTGTGCATAGTTCGATTATCCATGAAGTGAGCCATATTATCACAGGGAACCATAACGCTGTGAAGGTGAAGCCAGGTGGTGTAGTGGGAGTGGGTTGGGATGGGAAGAATCTATCCGCGAAAGCATTATTTAGAGAGCAGAAAAGAGGGAATGGATATGGAGGATAAGAAGAGAGTGGAATGCGAACCGGGTTATCATCGCCTGTTTGCGTTGGAACCGTTCGCTAAGGAAGATGGAAGGATTACCTTAGTTGCGATTTGTACCAATTGTGGTCATCCAGTTCGATACGATTTTCACTTGAATGAAATAGAGAGCATTCGAGTAACTGAATAAGGAGAGAGGGATGAGCAATTTGCCGGGGGCGCTTCCAAAGGAAGCAAAGAATAAAATTGGCGTGTTGATTGGATTGGCCTGTTCTGGACGGTTGATTCCACCAGAACTTGTTGTAGCGATGGCAATGCAACCTGCCCCAACGCATTTTTCACATGGGCATTTAATTGTCAAGGGTCTTCCTGTAGACCAAGCTCGATGCGTATTAGCGGAGAAAGCGTTAGAAGTTGGTGCGAAGTACCTTTGGTTTGTGGATGACGATACTATCCCGCCTCCTAATTCTCTTCAACGTCTTGTTTATGTGTTGGAAAACTACCCTGAAATAAAAGCAGTTGGTGGGGTTTATGTCACCAAGGCTGAAGTTCCTCAGCCAGTTGTCTTTCGGGGAGTAGGACTTGGTTCTTTTTGGCATTGGAAGCAAGGAGAGATTTTTGAAGTAACGGGAATTGGAGCGGGTTGTTTATTAATTTCCACCGATGTTTTCAATGAAATTCCCAAACCGTGGTTTGAGTTTCAAGAAACTACTTCTTATGAATGTGAAATCCCATCTTCGTTAATTAGCGAGGACATTAGTTTCTGTAATAAAGTGAGAGAGGCGGGGTATCGGGTATTCGCACATGGCGGAATCCTTTGTGACCATTATGATGTGGAGACTAGAAAAACCTATCAAATGGCCCCTGATTCCTACCCTATGCGCCCTGAAACAAAAAGCTTGGCAAATCCTCTTTCACTAGAAGATTTGCAAGAATCCAAAAGTAAATAAAGGAAAAATAAGATATGACTATTGTTGCAGCTCCCTCTCTAAATCTTTCATATATTGGTCAAGGACCCACTGCGGGTGGGCAAATTATTGCCGACGCGACTGGTGCTCCTAAATCCAAGACTCTCTATGGTTATGGTATCGCCGCCAATGGTAATACAACTACAGGAGCTAATGCTGCTCCAGTTGGTTTTATTGATGGCGTGCAGTCTCTTGCAAAGACGCTCGTTCTATCTATTCAATCTTGTGGTGCGGCAACTACGGCTCCCGATGGAACCGCGCATTGCGTGCCGTATTACAGCGTTCAAGGCTGTGGTCAAGTTGCAGTTGGGGACACCGTGACGGTTGCGGGTTTCGCTAACGCCAACAACAACATCTCCACTGCGGCTGCGGTGCATGGCGTGACTTCTTCAGCCATCTACGTGTATAACGCAAACTATGCATCAGTAACAGCAGAAACCAATCCTGCTGCTACTCTTACAGATACCACTGGTGGAGTCCCCATCGCGGTCAACGTGTTCGTTTCTGGAAATAGTGCTGATACTGCGGCTGTTCTGGCTGCGGCAAATCCTGTTTGGGCAAGCACTGTTACTTCTACTGGCTTCATTCTTAATTGGACAGCTCTAACTACGACTGCCCAGACGTTCCATTTTGGGGCCGTCATTGAATTCTCAAGCTAATCTGGATAACATAGGAGAACAACGACTATGCTATTCCGTTCAGAAAACCCAATTCTCGGTCCCGACACCCAAGTTATTTGGAATGATGGGACACTTCATTATCTGGCCGGAGATTTCAGTACCACGGGTCAAACTTCAACCTTCTCGGTTGCCCCCACACTGAATACTGCGACCCAGACAACCTTTCGTGCAATTGACGCTGAACCTATAATTACATCAGCAGTTACGTCTGTCTCTGGAAGCGTTGCTGCTGTTCGTGGAAACATTACTCAGAATGCTAGTGGAACTCTCGGCGCTCAGTCATTCTTATATAGCGTTCAA